CTAATGTTGCGACGTTTACAACACGAAGCCCGCATGGGTACGTCATCGGACAACAAGTGACGATCAGCAAGGTTGGAAACCCGTTTGATGGAACACGGACCATCACACGCGTCGGACAATACACATTCCAGGCAACGATCACCAATGCAGACGTTCGTCGTCGCTTGAACGTGCCTGATGGTGATTGCATTCTTCAAGGTCAATCGACCTATTACGATACGAATCAAAATTGTCGGACCGCAGCTTTAATGGTTGCCGTCGATATTTGGAACGCACGTCAATCAGCATCAGGACAGATGCAAGCCGTAGATTTTAACCCTGGACCGTATCGCATGGGACGATCATTATTGTCCCGTGTTGTTGGATTGATTAGCGAATACCGCGATCCGAATTCGATTGTCGGATAATGGCTAACCGTCTAAGCGATGCCCGCGCAGCTCTAAAAACAACGCTTCAGGCGTTGGGATACATCGTGTATTCCGCACCTGTTGAAACCATGACCCCGCCTTGCCTGATTCTGGTCCCTGCGTCGCCTTATGCGTCCATCGTGACCATTGGCGCAACACCGAAGATGATTCTGTCATTCCAGGTGACATTGTGTGTCGCAGCTAACGACAATCAGGCAGCTCTTACAAACTTGGACGCGATGATTCAATCCGTGTCCGAAAATCTTCCGACGGGAATTCGCGTCGGGGACTTTACACAACCGAAGATCGCACAGGTCGGACCGAACGATCTATTAACAACCGACATTCAATTCGATGTCACTATCTAAGGAAATCAAATGGCATTAACCTACGTCACAGGGCATGATCTAGCCCTAACAATAGACGGCGATTCGTATGACGATGTTGCAGCTTCGGTCACACTAGCCGTCGAACCAAATCAGCAGGTCTTGGAAGTTCTATCTGGTCGCGCATACAAGACCATTGACTACACCGCGACACTATCTGTCGAACTTTACCAGGACTGGGGATCCACATCCCCTGCGTCCGTATGTGAAGCCCTATTCGATGCAGCTGGCGCAGCTGGTGACACACCAATCGCGTTTAGTTTCACAGCAGGCGGATCGGTGTTTACTGGTGATATCTTCCCGAACTTCCCTGAAGCGGGTGGCGCAGCTACGGACGCATTGACCGTGACCGTTGAATTCGTCGTCGTTGACGGCGCCGTTTCACGGGCATAACGAAAGGAATCAGGACCAATGAAAATCCAGATCAAAATTAAACATCCCGATCACGGCGTTATGGTCGTGACCACGTTGCCCGCCGATCTCATGAAATGGGAACGGATGACAAAGTCAAAGATGACCGACCTGATTGAGAATCGGCGGGTTGACGGGGAAGATGTTGTCAAAGTGAACATGGGATTTGAAGATCTTATGGTCATGGCGTTCGCTGTACTACAACGCGGAAACCAGACAGACAAGAAATTCGATCTATGGGCGAACGAATTGGAATCTGTAGAATTGGTGGGAATCGATGAGACGGATTTTACGGAAACGGCACTATCGGACGAACCATCGCCGATCTTGCCGTCGAAGGAATAGTCAAGATTAACCTGGAAGATCTTGATTGGGAATTGTTAGGGACCATCCAGAAGATAAGAATCGAAAATTCGAAAAGGAAATGACATGGCAAGCAACGAAGCCGTCAAGGTGGATCCCGCCGAATACGCTTCGATATTGCGTTCATTGAAAAACCTTCCAAAAGGCGCGTCCGATGATTTACGTCAAACCGCCATTCAAATTGCAGATTCAATCATGGTGCCTTCAATTCAATCAGCCATTAGTCAACACGCGGGAAATTACGCGTCCAAATTGAATCAGGCTGTCAAGGCTGGACGCGACAGAATCCCGAAGGTAACAATCGGATCAAAATCGGTCGCCTTTAGTGGTGGCGCGTCAACAAACTTCATCCGTTTCGGTACGATTAAAGGCGTGTATCAAAGTCAGCCTTCCGCAGCTTCGACAGGCAGATTTCAATTTTGGGCGCAAGGCGTACGTCCAGGATGGACCGACACAGCTGCCAATTCTTACACGGAACCAACTTTCCAAGCGTGGCAAAAAGGCGTCAATGATGTCGTCGATAAATGGAATCGCGGGGTTGATTACTAATGGCAACTAAAGGCGTGGGTCGTCCATTAACGATCTTATTACAAGCGGACACAACTGGATTCGCGAAAGGTATCCAGGATGCGCAGACAGGCGTTCAAAAGATGTCTAAGTCTGTCAATAGAGCTGCGCAAGTTGCGTCCGTGGCATTGGCTGGATTGACCGCCGTTGCCGTTGATTTTGCGAAGGCAGCTGCCGAAGATGAACAATCAGCCCGCGTCCTAGCGCAAACCCTAAAGAATACGACAGGCGCAACCGAAGCACAAACACAAGCCGTCGAAGATTACATATCAGCGACATCCCTTGCATTAGGTATCCAGGACGACAAATTGCGTCCGTCATTGGGACGATTGTTACGTTCGACGGAAGATGTCGCCGAAGCCCAAAAACTATTGAATCTAAGCCTGGACATTTCCGCAGCTACGGGCAAGGATGTCGATGCCGTTGCGAACGCATTAGGCAAGGCATACGACGGAAATGCCGTGGCACTTGGAAGATTGGGTCTAGGCGTTGATTCATCGATTCTAAAGTCAAAAGACTTCGGGGTTGTGTATGACGATCTTGCAAAGAAATTTGATGGATTTGCTAAGACGGAAGCAGCTACAACGCAAGGATCATTCGCACGATTGACCGTTGCCGTTGACGAAGCAAAAGAATCGATCGGATATGGATTGCTTCCGTTCGTGGGTCCCCTGGCTGATAGCCTTGCCAAACTTGCGCCCATTATTAAAGATAATTCCGACTTAATTTTGAAGATCGGAATTGGGGTCGGAGCATTATCCGTCGCCATTATTGGATTGAAATTTGCGTTAGTTGCGACCAATGCCATCATGGTCATTTCAACGGTTATCGGTGCAGCTCTAAAGATCGGATATTTGACGTTAGCAGCTGCAACAGGATCGGCGACAGCTGCGCAGACATTGGCAGAACTTACTTATAAGAAGTCAATTGTTGCCCTGGTTGCGTACAATGTCGCGATGGCAGCTCAAAAAGTTATTCTAGGGGTTGTCACAGCTGCCCAATATGCCTTCAATCTTGCCTTATCATTAAACCCAATCGGATTAGTCGTGATCGGTGTCGCAGCTCTTGGAGCTGCGTTCGTCCTGGCATACAAGAAGATCGAACCATTCCGCGATCTTATGGATTCAATATTTCAAAAAATAAAAAACATTGGGACCGCAATCAAGGAATCGCCAGTCGGTCAAGCAATCGCAAAAGCCTTCGATGGCTTCCGCGCAGCTGGTGGACCCGTTCGCCAGGGTAGGTCTTACGTCGTTGGAGAAGCGGGACCCGAATTGTTCACCGCTAACACATCGGGGACCATTTCGCCTTCAGGATCCTTCGGTGGTGGTGGCGGGGTGAATATCACTATCAACGGCGCAATCGATCCAGAAGGTGTCCGCAGAAGCCTTGAAACGCTATTCCAGAACAGCGCACGTCGGACAGGTCCCGTCAATTTCGCGGGGGCTAGATTGTGACGTCCTACGATCCAAATCCTTCCGTCTTTATCAATTCCGTCCTAGTTGATCCCGACGTTGTTATTGACGATATAAGCGTCACAAACGGACGTCCAAACATTCTAGAACAGCCGTCCCCAAGTTACGCCCGCGTTATCTTGTGGACCACCGCGGACACGGCGATCGACGTGCAATTGTCACAACCAATCCAGATTCAGATCCAAACCCCGTCCGCTGGCGACGTGTCAATTTTCAAGGGAATCATTAGCGACATCGACATTCAATTGTCAGATTATGGCGACATCGGAAACGTCACGACCTACACCTTGACCGCCGTTGGACCGCTGGCATCGCTTAATCACAAATTAGCGGGAGCGGTAGGTTATCCGAAAGAATTTGACGGCGATCGAATTTTGAAGATTTTAACCGAAGCCTTCTTGACCGAATGGGACGATGTATCGCCGACCCTTGCCTGGTCAGATTTACCGGACGAAACGACCTGGGATTCTTACGATGGCGTAAACATAACCCTTGTCAATGATTTGACCACCGACATCGACACACCTGGCGTCTATGAATTGGAAGCATACAACGACGGCGACGCGAACGCGTTAACCCTGGCGCAAGAAGCTGCACAATCAGGACGTGGCGTATTGTATGAACGCGGGGACGGGTCAATCCATTACGACGATTATTCAGCCCGCGCAGGTTATACCGCGTTAAATTTGACCGACAATGACATTCTTGCATCAGGCTTGAAAACAGCTGCACAATGGTCCGAAATTGTTAACGATGTAATCGTGACCTATCGGGCAGGCGAAGCCAATGCACGGGACGAACAATCGATCATTCTTTACGGTCAATTAACTGGTCGACGCGAAACAACGCTTCACAATTTAGTCGACGCCGAAACGCAGGCGGACGCATTCTTGGAAGCCCGATCTTATCCGCGGGTGTACCCTGAACAATTTACTATTCCGTTACATTCGCCGACCGTGGCGGATGCAACACGAAACGCATTGGCGTCCGTTTATTGCGGACTACCAATCACGACTTCGGACTTGCCTGCCGTATTTGGAACAACCTTCGAAGGATACGTCGAAGGCTATTCATGGGCAATCCGTCAGAAACAAGCGATCCTTACTTTGATCGCATCAGCGCAATCAGAAACTTATCCATCGATTGTCTGGTATCAAATACCGCCAGGAACTACCTGGACGGCGTATCCTGCTCTAGTGAAATGGGAAGATCTATAACATGGCAACAACTACACCAAATTACGGGTGGGACGTCCCCACATCGTCAGATTATGTCAAACTGGGAGCCGTAGCGATTGAAACGCTTGGCGACGACATTGACGCGTCTTTATTTAGTATCACAAGCGGAAAGAATGTCGGTATGGTGCATATTGCCACAACGTCATTCACAACGGCTTCGTCCGTAATATTCAACAACGTATTCACGTCCGCATTTGATAATTATGTTATCAAAATGAAACACACTTCAAGCAATACGGGATCGGTTGTTTCGATGCGATTGCGGGTTGGTGGCGTTGATGATTCATCGTCGAACTATCGTTATTGGGGATATAACGTTCTAAGCACTAGCGGGGTCACATCTTACGGAAACAACGCCACGTCTGTATTCTTGGGAAGTGTTACTTCCGCATCGCCTGTCTACGCACAACACGAAATCGCGTCCCCTGCCCTTGCTGAAAACACCACGGGATCAACGCTTGTATCGAGATTAGACGGGTCAAATAGAATGGATTTTTATGGTGTTGGCAATATTCACACCGTCAACACGGCATATGACGGCTTTAGCATGATTGCGCCAGGCGGACAAACCATTACAGGAACAATCAGAATTTACGGATTAAGGAATTCATAATGACCGAAACACAAAAAGCAATCATCGTAGATGTATCAACTGGCGAAACCATAGAACGGGATTTGACGGAAGAAGAAATTTCACAACAAGCGGAAATTCTTAAACAAGAAAAAAAACAACAAGCCGAAGCAAAAGCGAAAGCCGAAGCCCGAACAAGCGCATTGGCAAAATTGGCAGCTCTTGGCTTGACCGAAGCGGAAATCGCGTCATTATGATCGGCGCATGGTTAGCCACTAGCCCGATTGGTGGATTTGCTAAAGTCGCAGCTGCGGGAATGCTGGTCTGGTTGATCGACAATGTGGGAACGTTACAGATTCCACAGGTCGTCCAGGTGGGTCTTATTGCTGGTCTGCCAATCTTGATCAACTGGATGAATCCTGATGATCCGCGATATGGGAAGTCTGGCGATGAAACCTGTCCCGAATAAATGGATCGTTACCTTCCCTTATGGCGTGACATACACGGGAACCCGTAAGAAACACAAAGGCGTCGATTACAGTTGCCCGAAAGGGACATCGGTTAATTCTGCCGTGTCCGGGAAAGTTGTATTTGCTGGATGGCATAAAGTCGGACGCGGTTGGGGTCGCAGCTACGGTCAACACATAATCATCGACAATGATCGATTCAAGGATGGGTCCGCTGGTCTATGGGCGGGCTATTGTCACCTAAGCAAAATCAATGTCAAAGTCGGTGAACGTGTAAACGCAGGCGATCAGATTGGTGAAGTGGGATCGACAGGCAATTCGACAGGAAGCCATCTGCATTTCGAGATCCAATCGGGACGTCTATGGAAGGGATGGGCAGGAAGTCGCAATCCCCAAAGGTGGATCGATGCCTGAAATCTTGCACAAAACCGATTCGGGAATTGATAAGCAATCGATCAAGCCTAAGACTTGGACGTATGTACGCTTCGCAGGTGCAACATCATTCAAGGTCAATCAGGTCGCGTCCTGGCATTGGATGACAATTCTTCGAATCGAATTTCCCGGAACTGGATCGCCCAACGTCATTCGTGGACGCTTCGCCCGATTCCCTGGCACAACCAAGATCGATGAAACGGGTTTCGACGATAAGAATGTCGCAGGCTGGTCAGGTAAGACTTATCATTCACATTGGTCCCATGTCTTTCGATGCGCTCCATCTATGCCGATCGGATTTTGGATTTGGCATGACGGCACGAAACCGATTGTCCTAGATGGACGACAGATCAAAGCCGTTTCACTATGAACGAATTGATGACCGAGGGACAAGCCTCGGGAAGCATGAATGCCATCTTGACCTTA